CTACGCAGGACTGGGACTCATTCAAGAAGTTCGTGATCCAGCACGAAGCTGTGGATCTGTTGGAGCGCCGTGTTGCGCAGACCAACATGGCCACATTCTTGGAAGAGAACCCTGGTCTTGTTCCCCCCGGTCTGAACTCCATGTCGGAGTACAGCATCACTGTCAAAAAGCCAACCACTAAGTAAGGCGATTTCACTATGTCTAACGTAGCTATTTTTAATCCAGCGCAAGCCCCTGCCCATGTCCGCGCGCGCACTGAACTTTCATCCATGGCCAAAGCCCTCGGGGGCGGCGGGTCAAGCGGCGGTAAGCGCATCAGTATTGCAGGCGGTGTGTTCCGTCTGTATCACGGCGGCAAGGAGATTGCTGCAATCGAGGATCGTTTCCTTGATGTGGTGATCGTTAACGCTGCTCCGCACATTGGTCGGATCTGGTACGCCAAGTCCTATGATGGTGAGGCAACCTCGCCTGATTGCTGGTCGGCTGACGGGATGACGCCTAGTAACGAATCGTCCAACAAGCAGTCGGACTCCTGCGCAACCTGCCCCAAGAACATCGCTGGGTCTGGCCAAGGTAACTCGCGTGCCTGCCGCTATCAGCAGCGTCTTGCTGTTGTGCTGCCAAACGATATCGGCGGGGATGTTCTGGCGCTGCAAGTGCCGGCCACTTCGATCTGGGACAAAGACGCCAAGGGTGACGATCGTCCGTTGCAGGCATACGCCCGCTACCTCGGCGCTCAGAAGATCGAGCCGAGCGACGTTGTCACACGCATTAAGTTTGACACCAAGAGCCAGTCGCCCAAGATGTTCTTCAAGGCAACTGCGTGGGTTGACGGTGATGATCTGCCAACCATTGAGTCGCAGAGCAAGACTGACGATGCAATCAAAGCAATCACGATGTCGTTCTCCAAGAACGAAGCCGCTGCCCCAGCGCCATTGGCAATTGGGCCGCGCCCCGAGCGCAAGGTAGAAGCCAAGTCGGAGGCTAAGTCTGCGAAGCTGGAGTCTCTTGTTGCGGACGAAGAAGCGGCTGAAGAGCCGGTGGTTCGCAAGGAAGAGAAAAAGTCTAACGCGGTGCCGGCCAAGAAGAGTAGTCTTATGGCCATGGTCGACGACTGGGAATAAACCTTTAAAGGGGTTGGGGGCTTCGTGCCCCCGCTAATTATGTCTTACACACAGAAAACAATTGACACTGTTGCTGAAGCGCCCAAGACACTGGGCAATCAGCTTGGGCGCTGGGCGGTCTATCGTGACTTCTCGGTATTGCGCATAGCCAAAATAACAGGAGCAACGCGGCAGTCCATCTACAACTGGTTCTCCGGCAAAGAAATCTTCCCGGCCTATCGGCCCATCATCGAGGCGTTAATTCAGATCCTGCGGGCCAACCCAGACCCCGAGATTGCATATCAAGAAGCGTGCAAGAAGTTCAATATCAACCCGTAACTTGGGGCGTTCATGGTGCCGTTGCGTTTTTTGACGCAGGTTCTGCCGCCTCCCGGCAACGGGTATTACTGCGCAGCAGAGCTTTCGCGTAAGAAAGAGCATGTCTTCGGTGAGAGCATCGAGGACTTGCAAGCCAAAATTGATGAGTGGAATGAAAGGAAGTATGACGTTTACTTTGCGCTGGCAACCTTCAAAGAAAGCCGCAGCCGAGAGGCAGTCAATGCGCAGACCATCAAGTCGTTCTTTATCGACATGGATGGGTACGAAACCAAAAAGGCCGCAGCACTAGCGCTGAGCGAGTTCCTTGAAAAGACGGACCTCTCCCAATTTGGGATACCGTGGATCGTTAGTTCTGGCGGGGGCATACACGCTTACTGGCCATTCACCGAAACAGTCAACGTAGGGATCTGGAAGCCGGCGGCTGAGAACTTCAAACGCCTTTGCAAACAGGAAGGTTTGCACATAGACTGGACGGTTCCCGCAGACGCTGCCCGAGTGCTTCGTGTCCCAGGAACGTGGAACTATAAGAAGAAATACCCAGAGCCGCGCGAGGTCAAGATCTTGGCGGAAGGGGATACGTTTGTCTTTGAAGACTTCGTTGGCCAGATCCTGTCAAAACTTGTCGCACCCGCCCCTACGGTTGCGCCAATCACTCCGCTCAATCTGCCGGGTAAGCGCCCAACCAAGTCCGTTACACAACTAAAGCTTGTGGCCAACACTGCGACTGTGTTTCGTTTGGTCGAGGAGAAGTCTGGCTGCGCACAGATCAAGTACTACCGTGAGCATGCCACGCAGGATGGGATGGAGCCTATCTGGCGTGGACTGTTGTCTTGGGCCAAGGTTTGCGAAGACAGTGAAGATGCTGCGTCTGACTTAACCGCGCTGCATCCGTACACTAGCGAGCGCATGACCGCAAAGCTTGCCGAGATCAAGGGTCCGTACCCTTGCATCAAGATGGACAGCGAGAACCCCGGCGTGTGTACATCGTGTGTACATTGGGGGCAGATCACTAACCCGCTCAAGTTTGGACGCGAATTACAGACCGACAACACCGAGAAAGAGATCACGATTAACGCGGTCGATGAGGACACTGAAGAGGCGCTCTTCGGGACCGACGCCGAGGATGATGACGACGATGATGATCTGACCAAACCAGCGCCCATCAAGGTCACTCGCCCTGAACCGCCGCGTGGGTTTAGTTACGGGATCAACGGCGGCGTGTATTGCCAGAAGGAGGAGAAGGACGAAGAGGGCAAGAAGATGACGGTGCAGAAACAGATTCTGCCGTATGACTTGTTCGTGATCGACATCCTGAAGTACCAGAACGATCACTTAGTTCACATGGTAGCCGTACGCCCAGACGGTCCAGTGCTGATCAATATGCCGCAGAAAGCGGCAGTAAGTAAAGATGAGACTGTTAAATGGCTAGCAAACCAAAACATTATTTCTTCGTACGGCCAGGGCAGCGACATCAACCTGTTCAATTACGTGCGGGCGTGCGTCGAGCAGGCGTCACTCAACAAGAAAGTAATCACTGTCCCACTACAGGCAGGCTGGCAAGAGAACGGATCGTTCGTCTACAACGGGCGCATCTTTAACAAAGACGGCACGGTGACCACTGTGCCTATGCCGAATCTGGAGAACATCACTCGGATCACGCAATCCAAGGGGAACTTGGACGATTGGCGCAAGGTGTGGAACCTGTTCATCGAGCGCAAGATGTACACGCTTTTGGCTGTTGCGCTTGATTCGTTTGGCTGTCCGCTGATGCATTTTACCGAATACGAAGGGTTCGTGTGGCACATCGGGGCCAACAAGTCCGGTACGGGTAAGTCACTAACGCTGAGCGCCAAGGCTGGCGTCTGGGGTCACCCAGTACATTACCGCACGGGGAAAGGTACATCACCCGTAGCTATGCAGAACCGGGCGGGGCTGTTGGGTAGCCTGCCATTACTAGTCGATGAGATCACGGGCCAGCACCGCAAGGACATGGAGTGGGCGCCACTCTTTATCTTCGATATGTCCGAGGGCAAGGGCAAGGAGCGCATGGAGGCCGGCGCCAACAAAGAACGTGTTAACGATACAACGTGGGAATTAACATGTACGTTGACATCGAATGAAAATTTAACAGATTACATGGCCGGCGCCAGGAAGTTTAGCTCAAATGGTGAGCTACTGCGCATGCTGGAGTGGACGCCCAACCATAAGCTGCACTGGAACGCGGAGGAGCGCGAGATCCTGAAGTTACTCAAGCGCAACTATGGCGTGGCTGGCGAGGAGTGGGTGCGCTGGATGGTGCAGAACCGCAAGATCATTAAAGACATCATGCCTCAAGTACACGCGCAGTTGGAGAAGGAGTTTAACTTCACGGACGATGAGCGCTACTGGCATGTCGGATGCACAGAGATCGTGTCCGCCGGCATTATGTTGGGTAAGAAGTACGCCAACATTCTTGAAGTCCCCGTCAAGGCAGTAATCGAGTCGCTCAAAGAGTTGGTGTTCAAAGCCCGCGCCAGCATATCAAGCAATGTGCGTAGCGCAGACGATGTACTCAACGCTTTTACCCGCGACAACTACGGCGGCTTCATCGTGCTCAAGAAAGCGGAAGGTCGGCTGCTTGCTGCATGGGGAGATGGCGACACGGTAGAGAAGTCGCTTACTCGGTCCAAGGTTCTGGGTCGCGTAGAGCATGGGCTGATCCGCCCAGGCTTTATTGATTACTTCATCGAGGAAGGACTACTGCGGCAGCACTGCGTAAGCATGAGCTTTGCGTACCACGACTTCAAGACGGAGCTAGCGCAGACGCACTCGATCACGTACGTCAAAAAGGACATGTTGGCCAAGACGGGAGGGCCATCCATGCGGGTGAACGCACTTCATATACGCCGCAAGAAAGCAGATGTCGACGAAGAAGATTTTATACCCGTGGAAGAAGACTAGCGTTGGGAGTGGGTTCTTTGTGCCCACGCTCAACCCAGAAAGAACAACGGAGGAGGGGCTACGGGCCGCGGTGCGTTATCGCGTGCGGCCCATAGCTACCTACGGGATCAAGGACGGCCTTATCGGAGTGTGGTTCTTTCGGCGTTTTTAAGGAAGTTGCGCGACATCGCAAGCTGATTGATGTACAGGTTCTCCAGCGCCGCATCCTTTTGTTCTGTCGTCATTTGCGGCGAGGTCTTGATCATACGCGCCTGCTTGGACATCTCACCCAACGTCTTCTTCATATAGCCGGCCATGCTCGATGCAGCCAAGACCGAGGCGTTTTCGTTGGCAAACTTAATGGCTTCTTCCTGCTGGCCATCTTGTATGAGTTTGTTGTACGCGCCCTTGGTCTGCTGGATTTCCTCGATGAGCTTGTACGTAGCATCGAGCGCGCCGCGTCCCTCAGTCGTTTGGAAAAGCGTACCAAAAAGCGGGACTTCGGAGAGTTTTGTGGTCGGGCGCTCCACATTCGCGGCCTCGGGCGCGCGCAGGAAAACGTTGGCCATCTGCGTTACCGCCATACCCACGCCGCCAGTATAGCCACGGATCAGGTAATCAATCTCAATCGGAGATAGTCCGCCCACACCGCCAAGCATCTTGGCAAGCTCCGTGCTGTTGGTACGGTAGCGGTACTGCGGCAGGATCTCTTTTTCGTGCGGCGACTCGATCGGCCCAGAGTAGAACGAAGCACCAAGCATCACTTCAGTGATTGGCTTGAGTGCATGTGGCATGCTAAGCGGCTGCGACTGGCTGAGCAGGCGCCCAAGAGCTTGCATTCCTGGGCCGACTTTTTCATCGCCCATCGCCATATTGACGACGGCTTCGGGGAGCGCCTTGAACAGGAACCCAACCTCATACGGGATGGGGATGCGCAGCCATTCTTTGGTCAGGCCCAGCGTCGGCACCCACCAATAACCGTAGCGATCCTCTGGCTTAGCGCGCTTGTAGTCCTCATCATCCTGCATCATTAGCGCGTACGCCATCGACGACATGGCCAACAGCGTAGCCCGCGCCGCGAACCGTTGAGCAACCTGAAGCTTGTCTGCGCCGGGTACTTGGCCGCGCATCGAGCGGTACAGAACATCCAAGCTCTGCATTTGCGAGTGCATAAACGGCGTCAGACTAGCCAACAGGTACATGCTAGGCGACGTGCCACGACGGCTAAAGTTCATCGACTCAAGCGTGCGCATCAGCGCCTGCTGGTGGGACATCCCCTTCTTGATCGAGTCTTCGTAAATCACCTGCCGAGTAGCGGCATCAGACTGCTGGGAGATTGTGTCGAGCTTAGAGAACACGCGGTCCAGGCTCCACTTGCCTGCCGTGAGGTCTTCCAAGAACTTGGTCATGTCGCGGGCGTCGCCCACTAAGACGTTGCTGCTGGTTGCACCTGCACGCTGAAGCCGCTGCGCGGTGGTGTCCTTGCCCGTAGCCATCTTGGCCAGCGTCGAGAACGAATCAAGGATGGGAATGGTGTCCGTACCGTTCTGGACCCACGCCGATACAGGATCACGCACAAGCTGGCGGAACATGTAGAGCGGGTTGCGAACCGTAAACTTGCGGAAGATATCTCCAGGCACGGCGAGCATGCGGATAATCGCAGGCATCGCAACCTTAATACCCTCAAGCCCCTCGACGATCATCTGCGCTGGGATACCGTACATGTCGGTATCAATGATGGCGTGATGCTCGACGCCATGCACTCGGAAGTGGACGACGTTGTCCGTGTATGGACCCTTGGACGCTACGATGCGGCTGGCAATCCCCAGATCCTTAAGCACAAACGCCGTATCTTTAACGGTCTGGTTGCGCAGCGCCATGTTGATCAACATGTTGGTGTTCTGGATCGCGCTGGTAAACACAGGCAAGATCTGCTCGCTATCGCCAAGCAGTTCTTTCAGGCGGGGTTCGTTCTTGATGTTGCCAATCCGAATCGATCGGCGCTCATCACCCGTCTCCATGCGGATGTTGCCATCCTTATCTACACGGTAGAACGGTACGTAGGTAATGCTCTTGAGTTCCGCGGCCTTCTGTTTGGACATAGTGCCGGTCTGAACAAGGAAGTCTAGCAGCCCAGCGTTGTACGCCTGGTAAATTTTAGCGGCTTCTTCAAACGCTTTCTTATCGCCAGCGTTCTGGTTCAGATGCGCAAGCACAGCCTTGTATTCGTTCTCGGCTTCGACCGGGTTATCAAAGCGCAGTTTGTTCCAGCCAACCTGCTCCGCGCGCTTGCCGGCTAAGTAAACGGTGAATGCGTTCTCGCGGTCTTCTTCCTTGTAGCCCTTGGCTTTCTCTAGCGCTTGCGCCATGCCAACTAGGGTCGGGCCACCCTTTTCGTTTTCATAAAAGTACTCGGTGCCGTTCTTGGTTTTCTCGCTCAAGACACGCGGCGGTCCACTAGTAACTGTCTGCCCAACAATGTCGCTGCGCTGCTGGCCAAAGCGCAGGAAGTACATCAGGTTCTGAGCGCGGAACGCATCAATCTTCTTAGCGTCTACACCCTTCGTGACCGCCGCAACTAGTGGTGCGTACTGGTCGAACATGCGCAGGCGCAGCTTCAGCGCCCGAGTATTGGTCTTGTCTTTGATCCCAGCCATCGTAGCATCGCGGCTACTTGCACCCGTCAGCCCAGTGTAGAGCGACATCAAATCATCGGCAGCACTTGTGCGCTGAGCGACGACAGACTTGGCGGGCTTCTTGGTACGGTACAGCGCTTCGCTTGCTTTAGCTGTTGGCGCACCCGAAGGTGCAATCTGGGCCAGCGCTTTTACCGTCTCGCTTGGCTTGGTGGTCACGCCGTGTACGTACTTGTGCGAGTCGCGGATCAGGCGAATGATTTCGGACTCGCCAACCTGCACGTTCTTCCAAAGACCCCACTGGCGCAGCTTGGTGCGGATGAAGTTAACCAAGCGGTTCATCCAAGTCAGCGACACATCCTTTTCGGCGCGCTCAGCGATGCTTTCCTCGGTCGCTACTTCTAGCGACATGTCAGGGTTGGCCTGCATCCGAGCGTTAGCCTCTGCATTGATCTGCTTATTGTTCTGGTAGATCGAGCGCATCACTGCGGGGTATTGCTTATCCAGAATCCCACGCAGACCAAAGTGGCCAACCAATTCGTGGGCGATCGTCTTGCCAACGTCCGCGCCATCAATCAGGTTGTCGCCCACCAAGTAGATCGTCTTGGTTGGCGGGTGGTACATACCCGGCGCACTCTCGGTTCCGTCACGCTCCATCTGCGCTTGGATCTTCTCGGGCAACTCAGAGATAGACTGAACCACCGAGATCTTAGGCGCCACCGGCAGCTTGCGGAAAGGCTCGATTAGCGCCTCGACTTCCTTGGCAGGCATCCCAACCGTAGGCTCCTCGCCCTTGGAGCGGAACATCGCATCTTGCTCATCCTGCGCCAAGGTGCCTTGAGCAGGTGCAGCTTCAGTTTTACCTTGCGGTTGTGCAACAGCCTCGGCGGGCTTCATTGCTTCGCGGATCTCGCTAACCAAAGTCGGACTGGTTGTCCAGTTATTCCACGATGCCTTGAGCTGTTGCAGTTCCGCAATACGGCGCTTAACTGCTTCGGGGTCTTTAATATCGATTCCTTCGGCAGCGGCAAGCTTGGGGTTTTTGCTAGCACCCGTGATAGCACTTAGCCGTTGACCAACCTCACGCTGCTTTTGCGTGGCAACCTTGGCCATCTCCTGGGCCTCGAGCATGGCGCTCTCATCAAACCCAAACATGTCGGCCATGCCGCCTTCAGCGGGCTTGGGTGCAATCACTTGGACTGCGCGCATCAGATTGAGCGCTTCGGCAGCAGACTTGGACTGCGCAGCTTTGATTGCAACCGCTTGGATTCGCGCATCTTTTGGCGCTTCAATGGCCGCGGTTGCAGCCAGATCATCACTAATTTGTTTGGCGCGGTGAGCGGCAATTAGTTCTGGGCTGCCGTTCGTAGCGATCTCGATAGCCTCTTCGCCTTTACCGCGCGTCAACCCGCGAGCATCGGCCTCTTCTTTTGAAAGCTGTGCGCCTTGGAAGTAGTTGACGTAGTCGGCTACAGTGCCTTGACCATCACGAATGTTGATCTCCGCATCCATCGTTGCGGCTTTTTTCTGATCAAATCCCGCAGCTTCATCAAAGATCTGCGCATCAATTGTTTCCCGACCAGAGCGCTTGGCCAGATCCCAGCGGTGCCGTCCAGAGATAATCTCCATGCTGCCGTCAAGACGGCGCCATACTTGAATTGGCGCCACGCCATAATCTGCGAACTTGCCCTTGAGCGGCTTAACAATCCCTTCTTGGTTTGCTTCCGCTTTGAATTGCGGTACATCCTGGGACAGCTTGAGTTCATTGACCGGAGCCTTGACTACCGGCACCCCTTCAATTGCATGCTGAACAGGACCAACAGGTGGAGCTTCTGCCTTTGGCGTCTCGACCTTCGGTACTTCAGGCGTAGCAGGTGTCTCAGCGGCAGGCGCTTCTTTGATGATTTCGCGCTTGTTGCGTTTATCCAACGGCGTGATTACACCGGCTTTTTCAAGATCGAGCAATAACTGTGCCGCAGTTTGCTTTTTAACATTAAGCCCTTCAGCAAGATGGCTTACCGTGGCTTTGCCGGTGTCGCGCACAAACTTCTTAGCACGCTCAAGATCCACATCCCCAAACATTTCATACGGCGTGGGGAGATCAAACGGCGCAGTCAGATCAGCAACAGTCTTGGCCCCGAACATTTCATAGGGCGTGGGGAAATTATACGGCGTGATCGACGGGGGCGGCGCTTCTTTAGGCGCAAGCTCTTCAGCCGCAGGCATTTCTGTTACAGGCGCAGGTGCTTCTACTGGCGCCGCAGGCGCAGCTACTTCGGGCTGTTCAGCAACCGCAGTACGGGACGGTCGGCCCTCGACAAGGGCACGCATTTGTTGAAGCTTGGCAAGCTTTTCTGCCTGTTTACGCACAGTATCGAAGTCGCCAACTTCAGCAGCCTTGGCCATTTCTTTTTGCGTAGCGGCAAGCTTTTTGTCCAAAGCAGCGGCAGTTTCTATTGTGCCGCCAGCACCTTCAATAACTTTGCCAAGTTCGCCAACCTGCTTGGTCAGTGCCTGCCACTGATCGTGTAAAGGAATGATTGCCGCAGGATCACCGCTGCCAGCCGCCGCTTGAATCTGTGCGCCAAGCTGATCACGCTGCTGATACAGCGCGTCATATTGATCCATCAAGTCGGTGACTGTCGGAGGTGCGGGCGGTGCCGCAGGTGGCGCGGCAGGCGCAGCCGCAGGCTGTGCTGCTTGACGCTGGGCAACCAGTGGTTTGATCAGATCTTCGCGTTGCCGATATTCATCACGCAGTGGCTGGAGAACATTCTCCATGTGGTCTGACGCTGCTTCGCGTGCGCCAGCCGTTTCCTCTTCCCACTTGGCGTACTCTTCAGGCTTTTTCTTTTTGCTGGGCGCCGCAGGTATCAGGTCCGTCAACCGCTTGGCTTCTACTTTAGCGGCGGTGTAGTCATCAAACAGCTTGAGCAGGTTCGCTGGCTGAGTAGCCTCGGCTTCTTGTGCGGCAAGGGCAGCGTCTGCTGCTTTTTGTTTACGTCCCGCGATTTCTTCTCGCGCGCCACCACGCTCACTGATTCGCCCCAAACCGCCCAAAGGCGACAACAGTCCGGCTTGGAACATTACGTCCCCGTACTCAACCAGCGCATCATCACTGGCTAACGGCAAACCGGCTTGCGCTCGCTCAAGTACTTGTTGGGTAAGCTCGATTGGCACTTCAACCGTACCTTTGGCCGTGCCTTTGAGTAGCGTACCGGCACTTACTTCTGACCGAGTCAGACGCGGCAACAGCTTTTCTGCGGCCAGCTTTTCAAGTTCTTGCGCAGACTTCTTGGCCACCTGCTCATCGGTGAAGCCCATCAAGCGACCAACCAGACCTTTGCCAAGCAAAAGCCGATCAGTAAAAACATCGAGCGCCGCACCCGGAATCGCCGCGCCATACGCGGCCAAGGAATTCACATCGACGGGTTTGCCCTCGGCGATCTGAGCGCGGGCTTGCGCTTCCAAGTTTGCCCCGGCTGTTGGAACATACGAAGATAAAAATTGGCCGGTCAACGCACCAAGGCCGGCGCCAACTCCAGCACCAACAGGCCCAAAGAACCTACCAGCCATAGCCCCCGCGCGAGCGCCTGCCCCCATCGAGGTTAGCTGCGGAACCTGCTCCGCAATTGCATATGGAACTTGGCCTAGCGCTTCACCAGCAGCGGACAGTACGCCGTCTTTTTCGTACGCCTGCTTTACCTTCTCCAGCGACACTTGGCTGGGGCGAGCTTTCTCAATTTCTTCCATGCGGGCAATGCCCGCCTTGGCTGCTTCATCACCACCGCCCAAACCGGTACGGAACTGCGACAGATATCTTTGTGTTCCACCAACAACCGCAGATCCAATCCCAGTCTTTGGTGCGACTTCAGGGAGCTTCGGTGCCTGTACTTCTACCGGACTAAGCCCAAACGCTTTAGGGTGCTTTTCAAACGCCGCCAGCCAAGCGTCTTCTGGTTTCTCGCCTTCTTTTAAAGGGAAGTACCCACCGTCAGGAAGCTGAATAAATTGCGGCATGCTTAGCGTCCGTAGACTGGTGCGTTTCCTGGGGTATTCGTTACGTTAATGCCGCTGTACAGACCCTGATTAAGTTTGGCGAACGCACGCTTTTGTTCCATGAACTGCTTCAACCAAGTGTTCTGATCCGGCAAAGGCTCTATTTGTACCATAGGATTAGTTGCCATCATCTTGGCGCGCTCATTGCGCAATTTTTCGTAGGCAAGCATCGCGGTTTCGACATCATTGACGCTGTTAACACGCTCAAGACCGGCGTTGATTTGCGCCGAAGTCGGAACCGTACCCGGCAACGCGCCGCCAAGCTCTCCATAAAACTTAGCTTGTGCGGATGGTAAGTTTGCTGCAAACAGTGCCGCTTCTTTCGTTGCTTGGATCTGCGCATTAGCCCGCGCGTTTGCCCCACGCTCATTTGTGGCAGCAATATCCCTCTGCACATCCGCACTAAACTGAGCGCGTTTAGCTTCCGCTATTTTATCTTCTGAGTGATTAAATGCATTCAGTGCTGCATTACCTGTCAGACCAAACGCATGCTCAGCAATACGTTGTTTGTTTTGATCTATGCTGTTATTAAGCTCATCGCCCCGCGTACGCAAAGCAAGCTCGCGCTCAAAATCTCCACGATCCGCTGCATTTTGTGCGGCCTCGATGGTGGTGCGCAACTGCAACCGTTTCTGTGCAAGTTCTTTGAACTCTTTGTTGGACTGCTGAAGTTCTTTGCCGCCCACGGTAGCGCCAGCACCAAGATTGCGCAGGAACGATCCAAGACCTTTGCCACCGTATGGCGACTCCATCATCTTGAAGCCGGCCATCATCAGCGCCATACCCTTGGCTTTTTCCTTTTCGCCTACTTCAGCAAACTCTTCTGCATCCAGGCGTTTGCTAAGCTCTTGGAATGGGGCCGGTGGCCTATTAGTCCTTGCAAAACTTAACGTGTCCGCTTGGCGCTCACGCGCAGCGGCAGCAATTTTGTCCTGTTGCGCATAAAGTTCTTTGGGGTCAAAGAACTGGCTAGCCTGCATTTGCGCTTGTTCAACCGTAAGCGGTTTAGGTATTTCCAAAGTAGGCGGTTTGCCCGCGCCCATTCCAGCGCCGACGCCAATACGGGGAGCGCTGCCGCTAGTTGCTTTTAAAAGATCTGCGTAGGTTTGTGCAGGTGGTGCTGGTACGGCAGGCGCGGGGGGTGCCGCAGGCATAGGCATTGTTGCGTCGCCATATATTGATCGGCTTGCTGCATATTCTTCTGCGGAAGGTGCGGCTACATTGCGTGGGGGCCTTCTTATGTCGCGCTGTTGTTGGACGGCGGCTTGCGCAACTGGAAGTTCCCGAGCACGGTTTGCGGCGATATCGTACTCTTCCCGCTCGCCGCCGGGAAGCAAATTCCTAAACCCCCGCGCTATAAAAGAACCCATTGGCTCTTGACCGGCCCATAATTCTGAGCCGGTTGGCGGATTTTCCCAAGGGTTATATCCCGGATCTCGCAGCATCTCGGGCGTCATCGACACATTAGGCGTACGTACAAGACTTGTCGTTGCGCCATCATACCGAGGCACTTCATCTGCGTCAGCGTAACCCGCGATCCCACCGTCAGCCATGTTCTGGATATTTTGAGCAGGCAACGCCGCTAAACCTTGCGGGGCCGCGCTGGGACCGGAAGGTGGGGGCATCTGTGGAGGCATCTGCGGAGCAGGGGGCATACCCTGTGGAGGCATACCCTGTGGAGGCATACCTTGCGGCGGACCTTGTGGAGGCATGCCCTGTGGTGGCATCTGGCCTTGCGGGGGTTGTTGCCCTTGCTGACTTCCCATACCAGGAGGCGCCATACCTTGCGGATTGAGCGCAGCTATGACCTGTTGCATAACCTTTGGCTGCTCTTGGCCATTCATCAGCGCCTGCAAGCGCTGCATCTCTTCTTTGCGATCCTTGTCCACCTGCATTGCGAGGCTGACGTAGATGGCGTTGTCTTGGTGTGCCGCAGCAAACTGTTGAAGCTGCGGGCCGTCCATCTTGGACAGCATTGAGTGGACTTTGGCAATATCCGGATGGGCGACGCTTTGCAAAGACATTGTTCTACCTTACCCCATTTGGGAGATTGCAAGTGCAGGCAATCCGCTTGGCTTACGAATCATACCGCCTTTTGCTTTAGCAAATAAATTAGCAGCGCCAATCGCAGCCGTGCCAAAACCAGCAGCTTGCGACGCCAGACTTGGCGCTTGTTGATACACAGCTTTCGTTTGCTGGGTCAACGGCACACCACGCAACACATTCGATAGCTGTCCAATCTGCTGGAACGGGAAGTTCTGCTGGTTAAGGAAGTCGTTGTAGTTCTGAGTAAGCTGCTGCTGATTATAGTTTTGCGCCAGCACGCCCATCTGGTTCTGAGCGTTGGCGATATT